ATACAAATATAAATCAAAAAAATAACTTAAATCATATTTTTTTAAAAATACTGTTTTTATATCTTATATTCATTTCAAATATTTTATAAGATATTATTTTTTTCTTTTTTCTTTAGCTATCTTCTCTTTAGATGATCTATCCTTATCAGCTATCTCTTTTTGTATATTCATCTTATATTCTTTCTCTTCTTTCTCTAATAATTTTATATCCTCTTGTAATTTTAATCTTGCTTTTTCTATATCTACCTTAACATCAATATTTTTCTCTGTATTTTTACTCTTGTTCTCTTCAAGCATAATATCTATCTCTTTTAACTGTAACTCATGCTTATAACGACGATCTTCTATCATATCATTACGATCTTCAGTATGTTTTTGTTGTTCTAACTGCATCTGTAACATCTCTTTTGCCTGAGTATCTTTGGCTTTTTGTGAATCAGATATCCTCTGATGATTATCATTTTCCATCATCTCAATATCATTAGTGATAGCACTGATACTCTTATTTTTAAATATAGACATAAGCATAGTAAAATCCATCTTGTCATTTTGTAATCCTGCTTGTGCTAAATGTAATAACCTGTCTTTTATCATCTTATTCTCTGTATCATTAGATATATAAAGACCAAACTCCGTTTCGGTTATATCTCGTATATCAAAAGAATATATTATCTCATTCAACCCATCATCAATATATTGCAATCGTTTAATATCCTGATTTTTCCATGCCACCTTTGCCGTATCTAACAAACATAACATAACCCTGTTTTTGGTATCATCATGTAACATAAAATATTCTTCCGTATTATGACTCCATTGTATTACTGACCGTTCCAATCCACCTACTGTCTCTTGACGTTGAAGCGCTCCTTCTCTTTCTCTTGGAATACCTAATATATCTGATATCTTTAATTCAATAAATTGTAAAGCATTAACATGATGCTGTATATAATTACCCATATCAAAATTAAATACCCTTCCCGTAGTATTCATGCTCCCGGCTAATTTACCTGTCGCCACTCCTTTTCTTATCTCTCTGAAAGGATCTATTATAAGATAACCCATCTGTCCATAATACATCCATTTATCAAAATCCCAGTTATCCGGTTTCTTTGATATATCTAATTCTAATATCGGAGCTTTATATTGTGCAAAAGCTAATAAAAAACGCTTCATAAAGATATTATACAGATACTTAAAAGGTTTTATCCTGTCCATCATTGAGATACCTTTATTATATATAGTACCTATATAACCCGGTTTACACTCTGATATGTTATTGATATTTCTGAATTGTACCTTACGAGGCCCGTATTTGACAATAATCTTATCCCCAATGACCGTCGCTTCCCACCATTCACTTATCCATTTCCATTCTATCTTGCCGCCTTGACTCTTATCAAAAGTAAAATGTTCATCTACAACTGTCTTCTGCTCATCACCATTATCATCATAAAAAGTAAAAAATCCTACTTTTCGTAATGACTTCCAACGATAATTTATTACCCTGACATTACCCTGTCCATCATAATAACTCTTACCAACAGATGAATTATGCCCATCTACTGTTATCCTATCATCAATAAACTGATTCCCTGCATTATCATAAAATAACGGAGAACTATAACTATTATTATTATTAGAACTACCTTTCCTGCTATTATATATTCCTGATTTCGTTCTGTGTTCTTCCAACTCATCTATCTCTTCTTCAGTCAACTCACTATAATAATTATCAATGACTTTACCTATTGACTGATATGTATCTTTAATTATAACATCATTATCTTCTATATGAGCAGACGTATTACCGATAGTCCTTATACTTAAAGGATCACATAATGTTACTTGTGGCTCCCCTGCTATTATATCTATGTCATATATCTCTCTCGCTACCTTAAGGACATCTTTAAAACCTTCTTTAAACAATATATCTAAACGATGATCTGAACGATGATATATAAAATCTAATAACCTGGTACCTTCTACTTCCCGAAGATCTTTAAAATCATATTTTATATAACGCTGAAGTTTATTTACCTCATTAGGCACTTCTTCTTCTTTGATATCCGGATTTATTACTATATTTAATATAGATTTTTTTACATATTCCCGTAAGTCTTTTTGTTTCTGTGAGATACTATCTTCATCCAATACTCTTAACTGCCATTCATATTTCCGACCTATCTCTTCGCCTATCAATGTATTAAATTTCGGCTGTTCAATAGGATAGTTCTCTATATCAATAGGTAATGTCCCTTTCAATGATAAAGGATTAAATATCTTCTCTACTTTCATACTATTAAAGATACCATTATATAAATTAACATTATCCTGTTGTTCATAATATGATGTCATATTATTATACTCTGTAGCACTGATGCTATTAAATCCTTTTATGTTTTCTACTATCCATTCTATATCTTTAGCTTTAAAGGATTTCTTCTGCGAAGGTACTGTCCCGGTACCTATTAAATTATTTACTATCATTATATAAATTATTAATAAATTATAATTATCAAATACAAAGATAAGACTTTTCAGGTTGCAATATTATAAGTACGATTCCAAAAATCATCTTCATAATAATCTTGTTCCGTACTCTCCTGAGATAATCTTATCTTATAATAATCTTCTTTTAAGATAAATAACATTCCTAATGCTGATATTCTGTCAAAGTTATCGTCTTTATTCCAATAAATATATTCTTTTAATAACGGAATACTCTTAATGGTATGTAACATTAATATTTCTGAATTAGGTTCTACTGGTGTTAATAACCATATCTTCTGTAACTCTCTGCCAAAAGCATTTATGTTGACTGTCGGCGGCGTCCCTTTACCCCGGCTAAATATATTTGCATCATCCACTTTATTAAATATTACATGTGGAGTATCCGCTAAAAGATATAAAGAATTTTTATTCTCAAAATAGGTCTTCATCCCTTTATCTGAATTCTCATAGTTGCATCTCGCATTATAATATAATAATGCTCTGCGACATTGTTCAAAGAATATATCCATTGTAGCAGGACGACCTGTATATTCCATTACTATAAGTCCTGTTAATATATCCAAAATAAAAAAACTCCCCAGCGAAGATGTACCACTCTTATCTTGTGCATAAGGATCACAACCAGCTATATACCTATTATAATATGGTAAGGATTCATTATCAATATGTGAATATACCGGATGTTCATATATGACTACGGCACCATCACAGTTATCATTATCAAATAATGGATAAGTACGAATTGGCTGAACTTCATCAGTCTTATAAAACTCTACCTTCCCTGTCTTGCCATTTATCTCAAATCTTCCTATATCTTCTTTATATTTATCATTAGGAGCTGACATAAGAACGCCTAATTGATGTTTTAACTCGTTGACAGGAAAAAATATCCCCGTAGTCCTTAATAATGCCTCTGATGGTTCTAATGGATCTTCTGCTATATATTTTGTATAATATATCGGATTCTTTGAGTTCTTTATTAAATTTTCTCTTTCATTAAGAATATATTTCGTTGCCCTTGTTATATCACTATTCCCATTTTTATCAATATATCCCTGTAAATTTAAACTTGCAGGATGAAAGAAACCACATTTCTTATTTAGTTCTATCTCACTCTCATATTCATTTGGTATTAACAAAGTCTTATAACCGCTATAATAAAATAATTCCTCTAAACCTATTAACCCTTTGTCTACCTTGCCTCCCGTACCAAATGCTATCATCAAGCCTATGTTCTTCGTACCCTGACGCATAGACCGTAATGCTATATTCCATGCTTGTAATAAATCAGGAAAAACCCCTGCCTCCTCAAATAAGATTAACTTGCCTGCCTTACCTCTTATCTTATCCGGCTTATCTTTTAAACTGATGCCTATTATCTCAGAACGATATCCCCGCTCTGAATGTAATCCCCAAAAGATTTTTTTATATGATGCTCTGCGGTGCATATCCTGATTCTTATATCCCCGACGTTTTGTCCATGCCGTATTATTATCTATAAAATCCATCATCTCCCATGCCTTTGAAATCACACCATCGACATTAAGATATTGTTTATCAAAAGCTATAGCATAACTCTTACTCCCTGGAATAAAAAAATAATTCCTGTTAAGCATAGACGCTCCTTTACTGCTATATCCCCGACGTCTGCTTTTGAGAACTACACCATTTAATCCGCTTTTCTCTGCCTCATCAATATAATGAAAGTATTTATAATCACCATCGTAAAACTTAGGAAAATCAAAAACCTTGCTTACTAACTCCTCATTATCTGTACTTTCTTCAACTAACCAGATAGGACAATAATTTAAATAAAAATAATGATACCCGGTGATATAATCTCCTGAAACTGAATATCCTTCCAGACAACGTCGCCGTTCTTCTACCCAAAAATTATAATAACGACTACGAATAGAACTATTAAAAGGATATTTACAATATCTTCCATAATCCTTATATGCCTCAGCCGCCGGCGAAAAATCCTTACTGTTATTAAAAATCTTATTCGTCATCTTTAAAATATTCTTTATACTCCTCAGGATCTTCAAAAAGACCCGCTTCACCACCTCCCATAATCTTACTTCCTATATCCGTGGCTTCTTTATATATCCTCTTGTCAAGATCATCTAATACATCAAATATCGGAGTTATATTCTTCAAAGTCTTTAAGATATCCCCCGATGAGAGATTATCTAACTTCTTTTTCTTTATTGACTTATCATCATTTTCATTGATGACTATCTCCTCATTTAACCTCTTTATAGCAAGATTTAATGCCTTACGTGTATTCTCTAAAGCTACCATACCCGGCGTATGCTGTAATAAAATATATTTCTCTATCGCCGCCTTGATATATTTATCAGGATTGAAATTGTCTATATCGTAAATATCCTTAGATAATACTTCATCTATCTCATTACCAAAACATAGATACTCAGATTTATAATCCGCTTTATAATATATGTAAGCAAGATCCTTTAAAGCCTTATGATGATCTTTACTCTTATCACGATCCCAAATAACCTTAAATTCCTGTATGACATATAAGAAAGGATTAATCTCTAATTTATCTTTATTAAACTTTAACAGGTTGCTCATCTTCTTTTGCTTTTATGCTCTTAATCAACTTCCTCTCTCTTAACTTCTTTAACCTCGTCAAGTGATATATTGTCAAAGGTCGTGGTTGAAAATATATGTAATTCTTGATCCTTATACCTTTGAAAGTCTCTACCTTACCCTCTTTCGCATTTTGCATCGCTACCTTTACTCCTCTCCATAAATCCATTATTACCCAATCAGATATTCCATAAGGAAGAGCATGTTCCTTCTCATACTTCCTCATAAAGATCAACATATCCTTTTGCATCATCTTTATTCCTCTTTCTGAGACTCCTTTCTTCCTTTTAGCAATTCATTGACTTTCTCTCGCAACATATCAAATTGATAATCATAATTTAACTTCTCATAACGTAACTTTGAAAACTCCGCCTCCGGCTTTAATACCTCAAGCTGAAATCTTAACTCCCTTATATACTGCTTCCGCTGTTCTAAAGCTCTTTGACGCATCTTTTGCTTTTC